TGATCCAGCATCCTCGGATACCAATAATGATTTTACAACAGCAGCCTTGAAACTAGGCACCGTATACAGTGTTGTCAAATCTGTTGTGGTTAGATCTGCCTTTTTATTTATAAAACTATTTGCCATTAATTTAAAAAGAAGTTTTGTGCCTCTACTTCATCCTTTAATTCTTCTTGAAATGTTGTATTTAATTTCTCAACAATAGCATCAAGATCTCTAACCTGCGCTTCTGCTGTAGGTAGATCATATTCTCTACTAGGTCTTGTCAATACTTGCACTATCTTTGCCATTACAAACCGTATCCAAATCCTTGTCTACCACCAGAATCATAAGAGTATCCTCCTGTTGGTCCTCCTGAATCTTGAACTCCTGGTCCATCACCACCCGTTCCTGGTCTTCTACCTCTTCTTTGTGACTCAAGTTCTGCTGCTTGTTTTGCTTTTGCATCTGCTAAAGCTTTTGCTTCTCTATCTTTTAATGCCTGTAGATCTTTTAATCTTTGTTGAAGAACAGCTGATTTCTTTTTCTTTAATGTTTTTTTAATTGTTTCCATTCTTTTATCAATAGCTCCACTTAGTCCATAAGTAGTTTCATCACCCATCTTACCACCTGTTAACATATTTAATAAACCACCTGATACAACATTGTATTGATCCATTCCTGGTATTTGAGACATCAATCCTCTAGTGTTTGGATCAGAATAAAAATCTTCTAAAACGCCTTGTCTATAATCTCTTTCAGGTAATAAATTAGTTAATATACCAAGCCCAGGTAAACCTGTTATTAAAGAAGCTATGCCACTAATAGCAGCTTTTCCTAAATCAAAACCCTTGCCAATACCACTTGATATGTTTGATTTTGTTTTATCTAAAAAACCTCTAGTATCTATCCCTTGTAAATTTGGAGGTATTGGAAAATTATTTTTAGCTAAAAATTTAGCAGTTGCCACTGGATTACCTAGATTAAGTGCTCTATAATTAAAGTTTCTATCTAAAAAACCTTTTGTCGGATTATTCTGTCTTAAAAAAATGTTTTCTACAGGTGCATCGGTAAAATTAATCGCAGGTGTTCCCATGCCTGGTACAAGTTCATCACCACTTGAGAAGTCTATTCTACCAGGAACATCCACAGGTGGAAACATTTCTAAACTTTGTAAACGATTAGGCATGTAATCAGGATTCATTATTAAATCTTGATATATATTTGAATTAGTTATTGCCATTATCGTCTCCCGTCAGGTTGTATATCTAATCTAAAAGTCCCTAATTTCCAACTTTGATTAGTTGTTGTATTAGATACTTTAAGAGCTATAGCACGTGCGCGAGCTCTTGTATCTATTTTTTTTGTGCTAGATGTTACATCAAAAGGTCCCAATGGGGATCCTGATTGCGAATCGTTAGGAAAATCGCGTAGATTTAAGGTTATTCTAGTAGCGCCAGTTTGAGATATAAAATCAGGTATAAATCTTCTTATCTTCATTATAAACTCACCATCTCCTCTGGTATCAGCAATACCAGTCATCTGATTACCAACTATTCTCTGAGTTATATCAAAATCACCAGATTCTATACTTGCAACTATTGCTGTTGTTGTACCACCTTGAACCTGATCTGTGCCTGTCTCATGTTCATAGTATATGGTTGATCCTTCAGTATTACCAACAACATCAAAAGATGTATCAACACCTGCGCTATATTCTGTTGCGTGTGGTTTACCAAATACAGCGGAATCTTCCCACATGGTTCTGGCCAATGTTCCATTTGTCCAAACAGGTCTTTGTGGTGATGAATCAAAATAATTATAAGCAACCATTCTATTTACAACAGAAGATCCTGTTGTTGGATAGAACCACATGACCTCACCAAAGAGATTGTTTAATCCAGCAGATACCATCTGATTACCAGACTCTAGATTTATATCATCATAAACATGATCCTCTACCAAACATGGTAATGATTCTAATTTACCAGCATACCTAAAGAAACCATTCTCTGACATCCAATACGCAGAACCATCAACCTCGACACATGCATTTTGTCCAACCAATCCACAGTTGGTTCCAACCTGTGCGAACGCAAAAGTAAATGGTTGACCAACAAAACGTTGCGTGAATAACGCTGTGTCCGTCCAAACATAGATTGCATCCCTACCACGGATCGCTCCTCTGATCTGTGATCCGTCGGCCAATCTCTGTGTACCAGCCGTATTGGTTGCCGTTGGTGTGTAGGTATTGATATCCTCCTGGTCAGAGAATCTTATAAACATATCATCCTGTGTGGATGTATCTCCGATAGTTGTTTCTGTTCCAAAGAATACCAAGTGACGATCCGGTGTAGATACCAACATGTGTCTCGATGCTGTTGGTGCACCTGTAATAATACTTGCTCTAATATTCTCTGCCCCTGCTGCTGCAGAATTCCATTCGAATACCGCACTGTCGTGAATAAGACAGATGGCCTTGTCACCAAAATTATCTAGTGACCACATACCAGGTTCTAGCACCAAGTCTCCCGATGCTGCCTCACCCCATGCCACAAAATTTGTTGTGCTGGTAACCGTATCTCCTGCACCATGTGAATCGGGTGATGTGCCTCTGACATCTCTGGTTACACCCGTTAATTCATTGGACGTGCTTATACCTGTGTATGATATCTCCTCTGTTCCTATTTTTATAAAATTCGTACCTGTAGCTGGAAACTGTGATACATCTGCTAATATAATACCTGTTGTAGTTGAAGAGTTTATTGCCCCAGAGAGAGTCGTTGTTGGCTCACCTGCAACCTCACCACCCCATGTTCCAAGAGACCAACCAAAACCTTTTGCCTGCACCGCTGGTCCTACAGGATAATAATGTTGCACCCTGATGCCACCCGATGTTGTTGCACCAGATCCTGATTCTGCCGATGGCATTGTGATCGTGATGGTCGTAGCATTAGGGACTGTCGTCACCATAAATTTTTTGTCGTCGAAATCTGTTGCCGCAAAATTAGAGTTAGTGATTGCAGAAAAATTATCTAATAAAACTATATCCTGCTCTCCTATGCCATGATCTCCACTAAAAGTTATCGTGACAGATGTTGATCCGTTGGTCGTGGTGAATGCACTTGTGAGCGTTGTTGTTGTTTTGATGGGATGTATATCGTAATACACACCACCAGAAAATGCGTATAGGATTCTATTTGTGCCTATGATTGCATACTTTCTAGCCCTACTATTTACAAAATGATGAAGACCTCTGCCGGCACCTGTTAATTTATCGTCACCTAGCTGTTTCCAACCACCTATCTTTTCAGGTGTTCCGTATCTAAATCTGACATTATCACAATCTATCCACTGTTGTTCTGCTCCAGTGGCTGTGACTTGTTTATTGATACCTGGCTGAAAACCTATCTTTTGTAGCATAATAATCCATTATACCTATTTTGCAGTTAATTAACAGATTAAAAGCAGGGAAAGGGTGTGGTGGTGTCTTTCCCCGCCAGTCTATTGTATAGACTATTTTGTAGAATTAGTCAACTTTGCACCTTTAAACCATGCAGGAAGACCTATCAAAGGTCTCTTGTCCAATGCGTTCTCTTTAGCCATTTTAGACCCTGCTTTATTATAATGTAAAAATACCTGTCCACAATCTTTACCTTTAAATTCTTCTCTCCAATGTTCTAGGTCACATCCAGAATATATTAACATATCACCTGGATTTAATTTTACTTTTATACCAGCTTGACCCTTTCTACCTGTTGGATCAAGATGGATGGGCCAATCATCGCCACCAAGATTTAGTGTGGTTGATATCTCACAAGAATATCTATCTTTGTGTCTGGCTAACACATCACCTTTTTTATAGATCCTTGCGTATGAATACGTCTCAGATAATTTTAGTTTAGTATGTTTCTCCATCACCGGTTTTACTTTTTGTAACAATGTTTCCATGACAAGATCTCCATAGTGTGAATATGTATTTGGCACCTGTTCATCGTTCCATGTTCCCCAATATTCTGTAAAGGGTGATATATACCTAGAGTCAAATAAAACTCTTGCTACATTTCTTTTGTTTAGGAAATAAGAATAACAAAAGTCAGCCATTTCTTTACTTATGGCATTTTTTAAAACTGTGTATTTATTTTTTTTGAACGACATCTAATACTCCTTTCGGTATCGCTTGGCAGTTCCAATGTATAAACCTAAAAGGTTCATAACCCATATCAACAATATATTGATGTGGCATATACGACGGAAAAAATATTATTCTACCTGGTTGAACTTTATAGTGAATTTGTGAACTCGCGTATGTGACTTTTGACTTATCTTTTTCAGGTAAAAGATTCATAACATTACCTGGTCTTGGATCTTCAAACAATGGCAAAGATGTTCTCTCACTAGCTTTTAAAAAATAAAAACCAGATATGTGACCGTTCCAATGTGTATGTAAGGTGTGATGTCCACCACCTCTTTTTGCAAACTCCTGCACCCACATCTCTGTTGTAAACACTTGAAAATTAGTTAAATCAAAACCCATCTCCTGTAATAGATTATTTGCGGTAGCACCGATATAATCTGTCAACTCTTTAAACTTGGGATCACCTATTAGACTTGTTGAATGAAACACATGACCCATATCCCCTTTGTCACCAAACTTTTTATTTCTATCATCTATTTGTTTTTTTAAATTTTTTTGTGATATTTTTATGTATTTATCAGATGCCTTGTTTAATTTTTTTACAAATTTAGGTTCATCTGCCCACCATATAGGACATTTAAAATATTCTTCTATATTTAATTGTTTTGGAAAACTCATTTATATGGCCACCCCAAATTCCATATAACCAGACTATATCTTGAACCTTTTTTGACAGGACATACCCTATGCCAAACAAAACCAGGAAACACAACCAAAGATCCCTTTGGTAATATCTCGGTGCATTTTCTAATGTTAGGTTTTTTATCTGGGTCCATGTTTCTAAAATCAAACTCTAATTCACCACCTTTGTAGTCTTTCGGATCCGACAAACTAACAGTTACAGATAATTTTCTTATCTTACCATTTGAGGGATCATTTGCATTTTCTCTGACGTATGGTCTATCCCAACCATCACAATGCCAATCATAAAATTGACCTTTTTCATATTTTGTAAACTGACAACTCTCTGAAAAATCCCATTGGAAATTCCAACCAGCTGATGCATTTGCTTGATGAACATACGGTTGTATCTCTTTATAAATCCATCTATCATTCATCCAAACAATATTTGAATTTCTTTTTTTCTTTAGATCTTTGAC